TTTGCGCGGCGGGAGGCAGAAGCGTGCGATCCCAAGTCATTTGCGCGACCGGCACCGGGCTGACGAGATCGTTCGGATCATCGAAGCTGTAGTCGAGAAGGAACTGACCGCCGCCCGAGACGACGATCGCCGCGCCGACCACAGCGGTGGCGTAATTGTCCATCCTCACGAGAACCGTGTTGTTGGCCGGAGTCGCGGTGGCGCTGATGGCTCTCATCCCTCGACCACGTTGTATTGCTGTACTACGAGCTTGACCGAGCCCCCGCCCGAGTTCAGCACGATTCTCATCCACAGCGGCGCGGTCGCCATGCTGAAGGTCGTTCCAACGGTCCCGTTAATGGCGGTGGCCGGGGGAACAAGGCTGCTGTCCCAAAACATCGAGGCGAGCGGGACCGGACTGATCAAGTCATTCGGGTCATCGAAGGAATGCTGGACGGTGAAGGTAACCACGCCCTGGACGGACACTTGGATGCCGAGCGGCGCGTCGGCCCACTCGTCCAAGCGAATCATATCCGATGGCGTGTTCGCGGCTGCGCCTGGGCCTACGGTTCTGGTGATCGGGCGCATTTCGCACTCCTAAAAAAAACGCCGCCTGGAAGGGCGGCGATTCGGACACAGACGCCCCGATTGAAAGGCTGGGCTGCCGGTTCGACAAAGGATCGTCGCTGTGACGTCTCTCCGAATTACGGAATCTTCTCTGAGTCGGCCATGATCTTCCGGCCTTTCGGGCCAGAGCCCGCGTCGTGGGTTTTCGGGTGGAGATCAGCGCCGACGCCACCGCCGCTCTTGCGACCGGCTCGGCCCATCGAAGGCTTCTTGCCGCCGCCGCTGATCGTCCCGCCGAAGGCCTTCTTCGCCCGCCCGCCTGCCTTCAAGCGAGCCACGATGCCGCCGTCCTTGCGATCGACGACGGCGCCGCCTTCCGCCTTGAAGATCGGGCCACCGCCACGCGAGAGCGTGGCGTCCGGTTCATTCTTCGGCTGAGCGCCGCGCGCCTCGCGCTCGACGTTCTTCCTGGCTTGCCGCTTCAGAGCGCCTCCCGACGCCCTGCATTCGCGATCGGATTCGCCTCGCATTGGGCTATCTCCGTTAGACCGGGTGCACGCCGAAGAGCGGCCCCGGATTGAACTGACTCGACGACAGAACTTGCGCCGGATTGAGCGGCATCACAATGCTCCAGCCGCTCACGCCGTCCGGCGTGAGCCCAGTCCCGGCGCCTGGACCGGCGGCCGAGAGTTGCACGCCGCCGCGCGGATCGCCGGTCGCCTGCGTCGCCGGACTGGTGAGGTCGGCATATTGCAAGAGATCGCCCGCCCGAACCGCGCCAGCCTCGGTGATGACCGGCGGCGGCTGGTTGGGCAGGACCGAGAGCGGCAAGCCGATCAGGTCCGAGGTCACTACGGTGTAGTTGAGGGCCGAAGTGAACTGCGGAATGGCCGCGAGCAGAACCTTGTAGGTCTTTCGACCATAGGCGGTTCCAGCGCCCGCTAGCGACGCGATCATCTCGCTTTGAGGCCGCATGTAAATGTCGAGCCCTTGGATGAGCACGTTGCCTGCGGGGCTGGCGGCGAGGCTGACCACGCCGACGCCGCGCGCGCAACCGCAATCAGGCATCAGGAAGCGGCCGGCGCCGCCGTTCATGAAGGCCGAATAGGCGGGCCGGAAGGCGTAGGCGCTGGGATCGCCGAAATAAGTCCCGATCTGCGCGGCGGCCGCAGTCGTGAGCGGCGGCGGCGAGACGGTGATGGTGTTAACGCCGGGAGCGCCGAGCGCAGTCACCTGGGCGAACGTCATCGCGCCGCCAGGACCGGCGCCCGCGATCGACAGGAACATACCCGGCGAGAAGCGCCACTTGTCGTTGGCGGCGACGTTGATGGTGGGGTTGCCAGCGGCGCATGCGCCGACGGCGAAACCCGTCTCAATGCCGACGCCGAGTGCGCCGCCGGGGGTCGGCGTACCCGGCGCCATACCGGGCGCGTAGGCCGTGGCGAGTGGGAGGCTCACGTTCGACACTGCGGGTCCGGCGGTCGTTAAAGCGACGCCAGCGGGCTGGATGACCTGATTGAGCGCCAGGATACTGTCGGACATGAACAGGGCCGGGAAACCGCCCGCGCCCTTTTTGTCCTTGGACCCGCTCCCGGCCATGGAGAGCAGGCCGGAGCCCTGCCAGAAGATCGATGGGCCGATCTCGTTCGAGTATTCGGCCGGCGGGCCGCCGTTCGGCGCGCCAGCGAACCCGCCAAGCGAGATCAGAGGGCCAGTAGAAGCGGCTTGCGCCATAGTCGTTCCTCAGTATTACTGTGTCGGGAACGAGCCCCAGATAGCTCTAAAGTCGAAGTACCCGAAACTATAGCGTTCATAACCCTTCACTAGTAAGTTGTCGCTAGTAAAGTCTACTTGCATATCGAGTTCAAAGGCTACACGCTGCAAGTAAAGCAAGCCTTCCTGATCCGTCATTACGAACCAAGCCGTCGGCGATGTTAGATAGTCATGTACAAGATGACCATCAGGGATACCGCCTGAAGTCTCGGGGATGGCGTTGACGTCGTTATCATTTGTTCCGGGGCGTAGAACGGTCCGGAGGAGCCTGATCGCTATTGGTTCAAGCGCAATCGGAACTACGAGCTTTCTTGCGCGGGCCTGCATGCGGAGGCCGGCGTTGTCGCGGAACGAGCCGCGAATCGAGGCCTGCGCGTTGAGCAGCGAGGCCTCGTTGAGATCCATATCGATGGCGAAGCGGTTCGGGACGACGCCAGTATCGATTGGATGGTTCAAAGAACAGAGCGGCTGCTGATCCCCCAAAATGGTAGGATCGTAGACCGTCGCCATGTTTAGTGGGTAGGCCCCATAGATTTCCTTGGTCTGGTTGAAAGACTTCTGTAGTCCAAGGTTACTTGGTTGCCACTGTCTTTTATATAAATTATCGTCGATCATCTTTCGGGTGAAGGCGTACCCTAAGCCGATCTCTTTGTGGTATTGATTATAGACATACCGTTCGCCAGCTTGATTGTCGAACGTAGTCGGTCCGCCCTCGTTCTTCAGAGCCGCAAGCCCCAAATATCTCATCGATGCTGTACGCTCGACGGACATATAGGACTTATCGACCTTATAGATCTTGGGATAGATCCGATCGATGTCCTTATACTGTCCGGCCACCTTGCGGAGGCCGGGGAACAGCAGGTCATAAGCCTGGGCGACTGAGACGGCCATTTCAATCCCTCCTCAGATGCCGGTCAGGACCCGGTAGTCTTGGTTGTTGAAGGTGACGTAGGCCCAATTGAACGGGCTCAATGTGTCCGTCCCGATGCTTCCCGGCGGGTCGCGAACAAGGTCGATGATTCGGAAGGGGAAGACGTTCGACCCGGCTCCAGGCGCGCCGCCTGCGGCGGGCGGGGTGACGACGACATCGAGCGTGGCGCCGGAGCGGCCGGTCATCGTATTGCCCGCGCCGCCAGGGGGGAACGCATACACGGCGGTCATGCCGACCATCGCTAGGGTGATCTGGCCGTTGCCCTGAACCCTGAAGACGGTCAGCGGATCGTCGATCACCTTGGCGTGGACATCGAAGCCAGTGCCGGAGACAGCCGCATCGTTACCCGGCCACCATGAGGTGGCGATCCACTTCTTCTGGCTGATGCTCATATACTCACAGCCAACAAAGACGCCGGTAATCTGCTGGCCACCAATGCCAGGGGCAGGGGCGGCCTGGGAGATATAGCCAGTGGTGAGCTGAACGACGGGATCGCCAGTGAAGATGGGGGTGGGATTGGTCGCCGAGATCCAGCGGCGACTCATCTGGTAGTTGACGGCGGCGCCGAGGCGGTGAGAGTCAGCGAAGCCGAAAGGCGCGTTGGGGTTGGGCATGGCGTGACGATCCCTTCCGCGAATGCGGGATTACGGGTTCGTCATCACCGAGCGCCGGACGATGACATTCAGTCATCCAAGCGAGAGCACGAGCGCCGCACTCTCACCTACCGCGTTAGTCGGGAACGCCTATGGGGCCCACGGTACTCCCCACCCGAGGCTGCGTTTTCCGATGCTGATCTCTGGGCGCCGTGCCGGCTGGCGCCTCGACTAATTTCGCCTCAGAATTGCGAACCTGATCGGTGGCCTTCAGTTTCTCGCGCAATCTTCGCCGATCTGTCAACTCCTTCGGCCGCTCGCACAACATCAGACCGTCAATAATGATGCTCTCGTCAGTATATTCGGGATAGAGCAACTCCCGATGGCGATTGGCCGGAACGGGCGCCCAGCCGCTGCGCATGAGCTGCGTCGTATAGTGCGGGAATTGCTTGCCGAAAACCGTGTGCGTCTTCCACTCGTAGGTCCAGCCGGGGGGTGATTCGGCATAAAATCGGTCGAGATACACGTCGCTGTCCTCGTCGTCCATGTCGCCATACTGGGCCCGCAGCTCGCTGATCCTAAGCCGCGCCCGCTCCATGTGGTCGACGTAGCCAGGACGCGCCTCGGCCGCGTCGAGATCGCGATAGCCTGGACGCCCATTGCGTGCGCCCATGAAGCCTTCTTCGCCTTGGAAATCGGTCATGATCGGGCTCCCAACATCTTGCCGCGCGACTGCGCGTCGAGCAGCTCGGCCGCGTATTCGTCGTCGGTCATGCCGAGGACATCACGCGCATGCTCACGCTGGCGGGCCGTGAGCGCGACCGGCGTGCCGCGAGGGCGGCCGGTGCGCAGATTCGGCGCTTCCGCGCGAGCCGGCGCGGCCATCCGGCTCTGGTTCAGCTGGCGCTGGCCCTGGCGTGTCTGTGTCATCTGCGGTGCGTCTCCCACGCCAAGCAGCTCCTCGATTTTGTCGAAGTAGGCGTCCGTTTCGGGAATGAGTTTGAACTTGTTCACGGCAACGCGGTGCGCGCCGTCGATCCCATCGATCGCCGCCTGATCTCTGACTTGCTCGGGGTGGGACCTGATCCACTCGGCGCTCTTCGGGAAACCTGTTCCGTCGAGGTGGCCGGAAAGTCTCTGGACGTTGGCCTGCATCATCTGTGCAGGGTCCACGTACTGCTGCTGCCGCTGCGGTTGCGGAGCTTGCCTGGGCTGCGGCTGCTGCGGCTGGCCCTGCTGCGCCTCGGCGGCGACGCCCTCGCGCATTTCCATCAGCCGTAACAAGTTCGCT